CTCTAAATGAGACAACTTGAGTTGCACTGGTAGTTCCTGCTGATTGAACTGATAATTTTGCCCATGCAGTTGTAGTTCCCACTAACACATTACCACTAGAATCAATAGTTGCTCTTGTTGAACCATTTGTTTGAAAATTTAAACTTCCCGCTTCTTGATTGTATATATAAAAATCTGAACCAACCCCATAAAAAACAGTACCATCACCAGCAGTATCTCCAGTTGTACTATTTCTCATTTGCAATCTAGGAAAATCAGAAGCATATATAGTAAGTGCTTTTCCATTAGCAGGAGCGGTAGTTGTTGTACCAATCCCTACGTTACCAGAGGAATCAATACGCATACGTTCTGTAGTATTTGTAGACCAAGCTAATGAATTTGAAGCTGCTAAATATTCACCATTAGCTGGAACTGTCGAACTTGTTACATTAATATTAGGTGATGAAAATGTTGTGCCATTAAATGTAAATGTAGAGCTAGATTGATAAGCACCTGTACCATTGCCGTAAGGAATGTAATTCGCAGTTAAGATTGTTATTCCTGTACCACCGTATGCGACACCAACTGTCGTACCTTGCCATACACCTGATGCGATTGTTCCTAGTGCTGATACATTACCATTTGCATCTATATAAACAGCTTTGCCAGCAGGATAATCTACCCAAACGTTTACTGTTCCTGAGAAAGTAACCGCAGAGCCTGAATTGCTAGAAGCAAAAATTGTGGTACGGGTTACAGTAGGACCAGTAGTCGAATACGTTGCTAGTCCCACTTCCCAATTACCCGAAGCGTCAGAAGCTCCATAGTATGAAGTATTACCATTGCCAACCGCAGACCATGATTGATAACCTGCTACAGAACCAGTTAAAGTAAAGCTAACAGTCGTGTTAGCTGTACCTGTCTGCTGAACTCTATCAAGTAATACTAAAGCCATGATTATTCAGCTACTGGAGTTGCTTCAAATTGTGATTGTTGGAAATAGCTTTGTTGCTCATTTCCGTCTGCATCAGTATAGCTAACCAAAATAGTTACATTGCCTGTATTTGGGTCGAAACCAAAACCAGCAATTGTACCTTGAATTGGAGCTGGTACGATTTGCGTTACTTCTTGACCTTGTGTAAATGCCATGATTCTATCCTTATACGCTTAATGTGTAAGTAACTTGAACAACGTTACCACTGTTTACAGGTTGATTACCACCAGTGAAAGCACCAGCAGAAAGCAAAGTACCTGAAGTGTTCAAAATTGTAGATACTGCACCAGTACCCAATACGATAAATGCGCCAACTAATGTACCTGCACCAGTCATTGTAAATGATACAGCAGAGCTAGTAGAAATAGAACCCAATGAAGCAGTACCAAAGCTAGGAGTAATACGAGCAGCAAATGTAGGAGCATTTGTTGTACCAGCTTCAGTCCATCCTGAGTGAGATGCCATTGTATCTGTAGCAGCAAAAGCTGTGAATGATACTGAAGATACTAAGCCCATGTATGGACCAGTTATAGTGTAAGCAGAACCAGTAAGCAATGTTTGAAGCATTAAGTTCTTGCCGACGTTTACTACTAAGTTGTCGATGGTATCTTCCCAAATCAATGGACCACCTTCGTATTCAAAACAACGGAAAGTATAAACGCCTTCCGCTTGACATACTTCACCCATACCAGCTAATGAGCCAATAGAAGCATTTGCTGATTCAACAGCATTTAATTTATCTTTCATGTTTATTCCTCTAAATCAAAATTAATGACAGGCTTACAAATACAACGACAATTTGGTAAATCACCAGGAAGTCCATGAACATCCTCGCCATACATTACACCAATGAACGGAGGGTTATCGAAAGAATACTCGTTCCCACTCATTCGCTTGTGCAATTCACGAGGCTCTTTGCCACCACCTGAATGAATCCAAATGAACTTTTTAACACCCAAAGTCTTTAGTCTAGTTGTATTAATAGACTGATAAGCCTTACGAGTTTGGTCTAAAGCAACAAGCCTTGCGTGTCTTACGTTGCCTTTATATTTCTTCGTTAGGAAAGGAACTAAATCTTCCATCCCTTTGCCTGTTGTAATGGAGCGCATTACCTGACCTTGCACTTCATTCAAGAACTTATAAGGTATGATTTTAATCAAGTTTGCAGCCTCTAATGTGCTTGCCTTGATGACCTCTTGTAATTGTTCATTTGAAAATGAAGTATCTATGCTTAAATCAGGTAATGCTTCTTTTAACGAATTACGCAAAGTAATCGTTGAGTTCTTTATAGTACGCTGAATCATACGCTCAGTCGCACTCTTGGCAATCTCATCAAATCTAGGCTGCCATTTTCTTAATAACCAATTGAGTAAGATACGGGATTGACTTGCTAATGAGGCATCCATAGCTTGTCCGTAATGATTCTCGTTGAAAGTCTTTTTTAACTCTCTTTGAACGTCACGAAACATCAACTCTAGTTCATTGACAATAGGCTTTGCGTAATCAGTTGAAATCCCAACATTAGGACGTAAAGCAGAACCGATTATATTATTTTTGGATAATTTTTTTTGCACGACTTGTTACTTTTGGTGCGGTATCTTCAGCTTTTAGATAATCACGTTCGGCTAATTCTTCACCTTCAAGTGATTCTTCTTCCATAATGCCAATTTCGTTGTAGCCACTTGTCTTGTCGGTCGCTACACGTTGACGTTCTTCTTCGCTTGAGATTGCGCCTACTTCAATCAATGCTGCACCAACCTGTGCTTTAGCAAGGTTAGTTTGAGCCAATTCTTGAGCTGTTGGAGTATCAAGTGGAAGCCAGTTCAATGTTGTTTCAACATTCATCTTTTTCTTGAGCTGTGGCTCTACAAATGACTTGATGACTAATTGATGATGACGCTCTGCCAATGGAGTAAGGTCATGCGTTTGAATTGACTCTAGCAATTCATGGTATGACGCTTCTTCGTATTCGCCTGTAGAGTTAAAGCCTTTTGGAGTTGTACCGATTAACTTAGTAGCAGGTACGCCAGCAATGGCAGCAACCAATTGGTATTGAGTCATAATCAATTGGTCAAAGTCAGCAAGAGAAGTATCGAATTGTTGGAACTCGTCACCTTCTTTATCGCCTAGCTTGATACCGTAGTTGTCACGCATTTGCGCCCAATAGTTCAAACGACCAATGGCTTGCTCTGTGTTTGACATTGCAGCTTCCATGTCAGTCAACCAAACAGTTGTACGTTTAGACATGGCTAATTGTGGAGCTTCGTTAGCTACACGTTCGGCAGCATAAATACGTTCCATGATTTGTTGAGTAAGTGGAACACCACCATAAATGTATTGAGGCTTCAATACGTCCACAGGTTCCGCATGACGGAATATGATTAAGTGTGAACGATGAACTTTCTTACCGTTGATTATCCACCAAGTAGGCTCGTAGAAATGTAGAGTATCAGGCTGACTAGCAGCAGCTCCATCCAACATAGGGGCGCACCAATACGGGTCAACTTGCACAATCCCTTTATAGCTATTAGCAGTGACACCATCAATATTAAAAGGCTTTTCATAGTATTCAGGGTCTGTTGATTGAACTTTGAACATTGCAACACGAACGCCAAAGATACGACCTTTGCGAATGAACTCTCTCATGTTCCATGTGAGGCGCATTGAACGGTCATAAGCCTTGATAATCTTTACAGCTTCAGGGTCTAATTCGTCACCGTCAATAGATACTACATTGTAGCCTTTACGAATTGCGTCATCGCCAGGCATTGCACAGGCTTTGTTTACAAGCCAGTTTTGAGCCAAGATACCGCAAAGCTGTGCGCCAATGAAGCCTTGAGAAGCATACCAATAGACTACAGCGTCAGATACAGAATTATTGCCAGCGTCATACATCTTGAATGATGGAACGCCATTTGAGCTGTCATCCATTGCCACGCCAGTAACAGCAGGGTCAAAAATTGGTTGCTGTGCTTTTAATGCAGAGAATTTATCTAATACAAAGTCTTTAATCTTAGTTGAACTTTCAATGTCACCAGCGTGAGTGCCGAATAGACTTTTACGAGCGATAGCCTTAGGCGCATTTTCCGCCTTTTTGACTTCTTCTTTCTCGCCTCTAAACCAATCTAAAATTGACATTAATAATCCTCTATCCAAAGAAACTTCGTCTTGGTACCATTACTTCGCTAAATGCTCTCGACAACGCATCAATTTGGTCATCATTTACGCCATTAGGAAACATACGCATCTCGTTAATAAGAGATTGATTCCACTCGCCACGAAGCATCATAACGTTTCCGATATTTACTTGTGCGCCTAAAGGCTCTGCTCTTGTAATTTTATCACCGCTTTCAGGTGAACTCTTGACATTATATCCAGCCAATTCTCTTGTTAAATAAATAACTTGAGTTTTACCAGCTTGTCCAGGGTCTTGCGGAATAGATATTTTAACAAATTTACCATCCAATGACGCAGTATTTTTAATAGCAGCATCACGCTTGTCAGGTCCATCTCTTAATCTAACCATGTCGGCAATAATAAATCGCCCATCAGGCAATCTTCCAATCTTTGCGCCAGCAGTCCAATCGCCATCAACAGTTGAAGCCAAATCCCAACCTCGACACCATTTAATCTCGCCAGCAGGTAAAGCATCAATAATTGCTATTTGGTCAGGCTTGAAGATACCGCCTTCTGCTGGTGCTGGTCTTTGCATATACTGACCTGCAAAGTTATAAGGGCTGGCTTGTTCCATGCGCCTTAATTCTTCTATTGGGTGTTTAGCTTCCCATAAAGCTGTTCCATCTTCCTGAATAGCAGGTAGACAGATATGTTCCCATTCTTCACCGTTGCCACCTTTAAGCAGCCATCCTGATAAGTCATCTTCATGCAGCCTTTGCATGATAAGGATAATTGGTGTTTCGGGACTGTTTTTTCGACTCTCTAGCGTATTCTGAAACCACTCAATGACATTCTGACGCATAACGTCTGAGCGAGCTTCGTCAGCTTTGTGAGGGTCATCAATAATAATGGCACCACCAAAACCAGTGCGATGCTTACCAGCACCGTAACCAGTAATTGCACCACCTGCACCAACAGCGTAAACAATGCCACCGTCTTTTGTGCGCCATTCATCCCTTGCTTTGCTATCATCTTTCAATCCAAAGTTAGAAAATGATTCTAAGAAGGCTGGATTCTGCACAAGCTCTCTAGTCTGCCAAGCATTATTGGCTGCTAGTCTTGCGCTGTATGAAGTGTGAATGAACTCAGCATCGGGTACTCTACCCAGAGCCCAAGCCATAAAGTTAATAACCGCAATCTCAGTCTTACTGTATCGAGGCGGAATATTAATGATTAATCGTTTTGTTTCACCGTAGAATACTTTTTCTAACGCTTCGCAAAGTATTTTGTGGTGAGGTGAGCGCAGCCATTGATAACCACGCCTATTTAAAAACATCCATCTACAAAAGTAGTAAAAGTCTGTGGACGCTCTAAGAGATAATGCTGCTCGTTGTTTTTCGGTAAGCTCTAACATTAAACCATGTCGTTTAGTTCAGCGTTAATCTGTGCGTACTCTTGCAAGCTCATCATGTTTTGTGATGATGGTGCATTGTTCTGTATGTTCACTTGAGTTTCAGGCTGCTTGCCTAAAACTGTTTCTCTACCCTTAGCAATTACCTCTTGAGCAATCTTATGCTCAAAGATTGTCGTACCTTCGTTTATCTTTGACTCCATCATCCGCAAGTTATTGATAGTTGCATTGGCGAAGAATTGAATATGCTTTGTGCGTTCTTCGACTATCTCATTGACAGCGTGAACAGAGCGTTCATCTAATTGACTAAGTTCTTGTTTAGCCTCAACAAGTTTGTTCACAAGTTGTTCATGCTCTTTGCCTAAGCCTTTAGTGTGTTTATTGATAACACCTACGCTTACTTTGTATTTGTACGCAAGGTCACGTTGAGTAAAGTTACCTGTTTTCCAATCGGCTTGGATAAGGTTTATGGTTTCTTGTGTTATTACTTTTGATGCCATGATTATGCAATTACGTTTTGAATGGGCGCAATTATCCCCACAGTCAAAATATCATATCTATGAATTATGTCAAGCATTATTTTACCACTCCGTTTTATGTGGTTCGTCACAATCATACGGGTCTATTGTTGCAACCCATTTATCCCAAAGCGTCCAAACCTCACCTAAATTGTTATATGTTTTTAAAGCTATGCCGTAACTTGTTCTAATTGGTTGCCATAATGTGCTGTCTTGCGGAAGATACTTTGCGCCAATATGAATCAATGGCGTATTGCGTAAATGGTGCTCTTTAGGTAAAGTTTTTAAATCTACTTCAATATATTTCATCAGACTACTCCAGCTACTGTTAGCTTTCGCCACAAATAATCATGTCCGAATGAAAGCGCAGTTTCGTATTGATAGTGATACTTCCATTCGTTAGGCAGCAGACCAATAGAGATTTGAATTGCATCTACCATAAATCCTTTGCCTGATTGCGTTAAGTTAGTCATGGCTGCATCTACAATTTGAACAATATAATTATCTGCTTCATCAGATAAATCATCAAAGCTATTTAAACTTCCACTAGAGATACCCATAGATTTTTGCGGATAACCTAAACGTGAACCATCATGGCGCATCCATATAGCCCATAATTCAAGACATTCTTTAAGTCTAATAACATCAATTACCATATAAATATCTAGCAGCTTCTCTTATTGCTTCTGCCAATGTGGTTTCTCTTGTATTCTTTGGCAGCTTGGCAAGTTGTTCTTCGGTAAAGATTGCAACTTTATTTTCTCGCCATCCGTTTTTTTTAATAACAAAAGGGTCAGGTACACTTGAAACCATGTTAGCCAACGAACTTCTAATTCTTGCCATTAGAATGAAACCCAAATGCAAATGCCAAAATTAACCACCTTATTTCAAATGAACTACGTTTAGTATAAATTACAATTGTTGGAATTAAATAAATGGAACGTAAATCTAATCCCAATACAAAAAACATGGCTTACTCCTAAATGATTATGTAACTATACCTCATTTTTTAAATGTTCATATAAATCAACTATCCAAAAATATAAAATTATTATTGGCAGCCATATAGGAAAAGTTAATAGGACTAAACAAATTTTATGTTTGAGTTTCATTCAGTTCTTTTATATTTTGTTTGTAGAGTGCTTTAATGTCTTTTATGTCATCAATGGTGAGCTTTGCTGGCTCATGTGGTCCTTCAAGCCATAATACTTGTTGTAATCCTATTTTATTAATTAGATTTTGTCTGTATTTAACAATATTTCCCGACAAATGATTATTACAAT